CGAGCCGGGCCGCGCCGCGGCCGAAGCCGCCGCCGCCGTCCTCACGCCCGGCAAGGCCTGGATCGCGACCCTGCCCGGGAAGGACGCGAACGAGCTCCTCATGGCCGGCCGGGCCGAGGACATCGTGCGGGCCTTCTGGGACGCCAAGCCCTGGAGGCCCGACGGGATCGTCTCGGGCCCGACGGTCTGGCAGCGGGTCCTCGCGCGCGACAACGCCGCCTTCGCCCCGATCCCGCACGCCGGCCTGAACGACAAGTGGATGGGGTTCCGGCCGGGCGAGATCAGCGTCCTCGTCGCCGGCACCGGCAGCGGGAAGTCCACGACCTGTCGCGAGTGGGCGACCGCGCTCGCGAAGGCCGGCCACAAGATCGGGTACATCGGTCTGGAGGAGCCGATCGAAATGACGGCGATGGGGCTCGCCTCCGTGTGCGTGAGCCGCCCGCTCCACCTCCTCCCGCGCGAGGAGCTCTCGAAGCCGGACGTTCTCGAAGCGGCGACCCTCCTGGAGGAGCGCGTCGTCTACTACGACCACCACGGCGTCAAGGCCGACACGGACCTGCTCGCGAAGATGAAGTTCATGGCGCAGGCGGAGAAGTGCCGGCTCATCGTGTTCGACCACCTCTCGATCGTGATCTCCGGCGGGGACCTCAAGGACGACGAGCGCCGGACGATCGACAAGATGCTCACGCAGCTGGCGAGCTTCGGCCAGCAGACCGGCGTCCACGTCCTCGCCGTGTGCCACCTCTCGCGCCGGGAGGGCAAGCCGCACGAGGAGGGCCGTCCCGTCACGCTCGCCGACCTCCGCGGGTCGCACGGGATCTCCCAGCTGGCGTTCAACGTCGCGAGCATCGAGCGGGATCAGCAGGCGCCGACCGAGGCCGAGCGGGACACGTCGACCGTGCGCTCGCTCAAGTGCCGGTGGACCGGGCGGACCGGGATCTCCGGCTACGTCCGGTACATGCCCGAGACCGGACGGCAGGTCGAGGTCGCGACGAAGGACACGGGCAGCCCGTTTGACGATTCGAGCTCGGATGAGGTAGGATAGGGGTACCATGCGAATCTACACGATGAAGCGGGACGAGTTCCAACTGATCCTCCTGGAGAACGGGAAGGAGGTCGGGTACTATACGACGATCGAAGGCCTCCTGCTGGGCGTCAAGAACCGCGCCCTGCGAACGGGGACCAAATCCGGGAAGGAGATCGCCGCGGTTTGCGCGCACACGCTGGACCGGCTCGCGATCGTCACGGCAGAGGTGCGGCGGATTGCCGAGCTCGTGCAGAAGGTCCAGGTCGGAGGGAAGGCGTGAATCGCGCCGAATACAAAGCTCGCTGGCGCCGCGCCAACCCGGAGAAATGGAAGGCGTATTGGTACCGCTTCCGTTATGGCGTGGAGCTCTCGGATCTCCGTTCTATGCTGAAAAAGCAACGGGGGAAGTGCGCCATCTGTCGACGAGCGCGAGCCACTCACCTCGATCACGATCACCGATCCGGACGTGTCCGAGGTATTCTTTGCCATCGGTGCAACACGGGAATCGGGATGTTCCTCGAATCAAAGGCGGCGCTTCGGCGCGCGATACGGTACCTCTGATGCGCTTGGCTTATGACTTCGAGACCAACGGCCTCTTCCTTGATGACCTCCGGCCTGGGACGAAGGACGCCTCGGCGATCACGAAGGTCCATTGTTTGGTCACGACCGACATCGACACGGGCGAGGTCGCCGTGTACCACGACGCCCCCGAGGTGGGACTCCGGAACGAGCGCCTGTTCGTGGGGGTCCAGCGCCTCCTCCAGGCGGACGTCCGGTATGCGCACAACGGCCTCACCTATGACGAGCGCGTGATCCGGACGTTCTTCCCGGATCAGTGGGCCGCCCGCCGGTCGGATGCGAAGTTCCTCGACTCGATGGTCGGCGCCGCGTGCGTCTGGCCGACCGAGCACCTCCGCCGCCTCGATGCCGCGCGGATCGCGCGCGCCCGCCTCGCGCGCCTGCCTCCGTTCCCGCCCGAGCTCGTCGGGCGCCAGTCGCTCGAATCGTGGGGCCGGCGCCTTGGGAACCGGAAGGCCGGCTACGACGGCGGGTGGGAGAAGTTCAACCCGGCGATGCTGGCCTACTGCGTCCAGGACGTGTCGACGCTCCGCACCCTGGTCCAGAAGCTCGACGCGAAGATCGCCGCCAAGCACTTCACCGTTCGGGCGTGGGAGCTCGAACAGGACTTCAAGCTGGAGATCGCGAAGCAGATGGCAAACGGCTTCGCGTTCGACGTGCCCGCCGCGGAGAAGCTGGCGGCCGAGCTCCAGATCAAGCGGGCCGCACTCGTCACGGCGCTCGGCGCCGGCATCGAGCCCTTCGAGAACCACTACCTCACCGAGGTCAAGAAGATCCCGAAGGTCAAGCGGGTCCCGTTCAACCCCGGGTCCCGTCACCACATCGCTCGGTACCTGGAGGAGCGCCACGGCTGGAAGCCCGACCCGCGCGAGGGGTACACGCCGACCGGCGCCGTGAAGATCGACGAGACGGTCCTCGAAGGCCTCAAGGGGATCGAGCACGTCCCGGAGTTCATCGAGTACCTCACGGTCACGAAGGTCCTCGGAATGCTCGCGGAGGGCGCGACGAAGAAGTCCGTGCCCTGGATCAAGATGGTCGGGCCGGACGGACGGATCCACGGGAACGTCGACCACAACGGGGCCGTCACGTCCCGGTGCACGCACAACCGCCCGAACATGACCCAGGTCCCCAAGGTCGGCAACCCGTACGGGGCCGAGTGCCGGGCCCTATTCATCCCCTCGCCGGGGAACGTCCTGGTCGGCGTCGACGCGTCCGGCCTGGAGCTCCGGATGCTCGCGCACTACCTCCACAAGTACGACGACGGGGAGTACGGGCGGATCGTCACGGACGGCGACGTCCACGAGAAGAACCGCGTGGCCCTGGAGATCCCGCAGGGGGAGACCGGGCCCGAGAAGAAGAAGGCCCGGGACACGTCGAAGCGCGGTATCTACGCCGAGCTCTACGGCGCCGGCGAAGAGAAGCTCGGCAAGACCCTCGACCCCGCGCTCGGCACGTCCGTCAAGTGGAAGGCCCGCGGGCGTCGCGCGAAGCAGTCCCTGCTCGCGAACGTGAAGGGCCTCCGCGCGCTCAAGGAACGGTGCGCCGCCCTCCACGAGAAGGTCCACTCCGTCAACCTGCCGGACGGCCGGCGCGCGTGGACGCGGTCGGACTACGCCGCCCTGAACACCCTGCTCCAGGCGAGCGGTGCGATCGTCATGAAGCTGGCCGTCGTGCTCCTCCATCGGCAGCTGCGGGAGCTCGGCATCGCGTTCCGGCAGGTCCACCAGGCCCACGACGAGATCCAGGGGGAGTGCCTCCCGGAGCACGCCGCGACCGTCCAGATGCTCGGCTGCGCCGCCATCGCCCAGGCGGGCGTCGAGCTCGGGATCCGATGCCCCCTCAAGGGCGAAGCGAAGTCCGGAAGGAACTGGGCGGAGACCCACTGATGCGCAACGTCATCATGCTCGACGGGGACATCCTCATCCACCGCGCGACCGCCGCCGTCCAGAAGGAGTTCAAGTTCGCCGGCCCAGTCGCCGCCATCACCGCGGACTTCGTCGAGGCCCTCAAGATCGTCGACCGGGAGATCCTGGTCATGCGCCGCACGCTCGACGCCGAGGACGTGTTCATCGCCCTCTCTGACCCGGACTCCTCCGCCAACTGGCGCAAGCAGGTCCTGCCGTCCTACAAGTTCGACCGGACCAAGCGGGCCAAGCCCGTCCTCTTCAAGCAGATGCGGGCCGAGCTCGAATCGCGGTTCCAGACGAAGTGGTACCCGGGCCTCGAAGGGGACGACGTCCTCGGCATCTGGGTGACGTCGCCCGGCACGCCCGAGCGCGTGATCGTCTCGATCGACAAGGACCTCCGCGGCGTCCCCGGCCGGCTCTACAACCCGAACCGTCCGGCCGAGGGGATCGTCGCGATCGACCTCGCGAGCGCGGACCGGTTCCACCTGCTCCAGACCCTCATGGGCGACCGCGTCGACGGCTACACCGGGATCCCCGGCGTGGGCCCGAAGAAGGCGGAGGCGATCCTCGACGCCCAGCACCCGGCCGGGATGACGCCGTGGCAGCGCGTGTGCCACGCCTACCGCCGCGACGGCCTGACCGAGATCGACGCCTTGACGCAGGCGCGAGTCGCGCGTATACTTCGGTTCGGAGAGTGGAATCGCCGCGTCGGCGTTTGCCTCTGGACCCCTCAACAGGAGACGACATGACCGAGAGCTTCACGACCAAGGACAGCGGACAGCGGCGGACGTTCGAGACCGGCGCACGGCGGGACCAGGCCGCCGGCAAGGGCAGGTTCGACCTGCTCAACTGGGACATGATCGAGCGCGACGCGCAGCTACTTGAGCGCGGCGCCCTCAAGTACGACGACAACAACTGGCAGAAGGGGATCCCGCTCAAGTCCTTCCAGGACTCCGCGGCCCGCCACCTCTCCCAGCTGATCCGCGGGGACCGGTCGGAGGACCACGCCGCCGCGGTCCGGTGGAACATGAGCGGGTACGAGTGGACCCGCCAGCGGATCCTGGAGGGTCGCCTGCCCGAGTCGCTCGCGGCGGGGACCACGGTCGCCGGCGAGCTCCTGGGGCTCGTGGCGGTCCCGATCATTTCCGAGCTCTCCCGGTTCAAGGAGGAGGCCTCCGCCGAGTCGACCGCCCGCCAGCCGGACGACTTCGACACGGACCCCTTCTAGGAACGGCCGTCCGTCCTGCGGGACCGACGGTCCGGCGTGGGCCCAGCCAGGGGTGGCTGGGTCCCGTCGTTTCTGGGGGTATATATACCAGGGGTGGGGGCTTGCAAGAACCGTGCCATCCTAGAACCCGAACCCCCCTCGTGCCCCACCGGAGGCCCCGTGCGCACCTCGATCTCCGCCGCCACGACCACGAACCTCGGGGTCCTGGTCCTCGTCGGGGCCGCCATCTGGACGGCCGCGGACCGGTGGTTCGGGTACCAGAACAACGTCGCCGCGCAGATGGCGACGATGAACGAGCGCCTCGTGAAGATCGAGGCCCGCCTGGCGACCATGACCCGGCATCCCGCGTCCGACTAGCCCTTGGAGGGGCCCATGTCCGAATCCGAAGACCCGCGCATCCCGAAGCCCCGCGCGCTCCCGCGCTCACTCCAGAACCCCGAGGACCGGAAGGTCGAAGAGAAGCCGGCGCCCCCGCCGACCCCCAAGATCCGCCGGGACCTCGTGAAGTACCTGGAGCACCACTTCCCCGAGAAGGCCCACGTCCCCGAGCAGAGCTCCAGCGAGCGCCTGTGGATGGACATGGGTACCCGCCTCCTCGCCCTCCACCTCATCGGCCTCTCCAAGAAGCAGGCCAAGGAGTAGCCCGCCGTGTGCTTGAGCCCCGACATGCCGAAGGCGCCCCCGCCGCCCCCGCCGCCGCCCCCGCCCCCGGAGGCCACCGCGACGAAGGCGGAGCAGCCGGACGCCAGCCGGCAGGCGGAGCTCCTCGCGGCCCGGCTCGGGACCAGTTCACTCAGCATTCCTTACACGCCCATCCAAGTTCCCCGATGACGTGGACCGCCGAAGACCAACGCCAGTCCGAGCAGCGATGGCGCGCGAAGCAGTCTCCGGAACGACTTCGTGAGATCACGCGTCGCGCGAATCTGAACGCCGACGCGCGGCGCTACGGCCTCACCGTCGAGGAAATGCTCACCATGCGTCGGGCGCCTTGTGCCATCTGTGGCTCGACGAAGGAACTGAACTGCATCGACCACGATCATCGAACCGATGAAGTCCGTGGAACCCTGTGTCGAGGGTGTAACGCCGGCATTGGCTCCCTCGCCGATTCCCCTGAACGACTCCGCGCGGCGGCCGACTACCTTGAAAGGCGCCGGTAGAATCATGGCCCTTCGCCCCCTCGACGAGTCGGAAGACCCGTCGAAGGCGAGCGACGCGCAGAAGATCGCGCTCTACGTCGCGAACATGCTCCTCGCGAAGAACGTCCTGGGGAACGTGTCGATCGGCGCGGCCGACCGGCCGGTGACCGACGGGGACTTCGTGGCCTTCAAGGGCACGACGGGCCTCAAGGTCAAGGACACGGGCTACGGCCCGGCGTCCTTCGACGCGGCCGGCGCGGCTGCGGCCGCCCTCGCTGCGGCCCTCGCGGCCGACGCGGCCATCACGGCCGACGTCGAGAACCGGTTCCAGCGGTCCGAGCGCCGGGTCCTGTCGGGCGCGACCCGCACCGTCAAGGCGTGGACCAGCGACACGATCGCCGGCCCGATGCTCGTGCAAGACACCGCGATCCTCTTGGTCGAAGACGAAGGAATCCTCCAGGTAACCTAGATGGCCGGACAGATCCAACTCGTGACGGGCGCCGAACCGTCGACCCCGGCCGCCAGCACGTACGGCATCTACGTCGACTCCGCCGACGGCCTCTTGAAGATCAAGAAGCCGGACGGTTCGATCGGCCTCCTGTCGGACATCGGCCGGCAGGACAACCTGCTCCTGAACGCGGAGTTCCAGTACCTCCGCCGGCAGGTCGCCGCCACGCTCACCACGCGCTCCTCGACGACCGCGATCGTCTACGGCGCGGACCGCTGGGGCGGCGTGAACGAGAACGCGTCCGTCCAGTACGCGCAGGTCGACACGAACGGCACCGCCGAAACCGGACTCGCGGCCCGCTTCTACCTCCAGTGGAAGAAGATCACCAGCCAGGGCAAGATGGTCCTGATGCAGCCTCTGGAGATCGCGCACACGTTCCCGCTCGCGGGGCGGAAGGTGCGGTTCTCCTTCAAGGCGAAGAATAGCGTCGGCTCGCACACGCTCCGCCTGGGCCTCCTCTACATCACCACGTCCGGCACGGTCGACCAGCTTCCTTCGACGATCGCGTCGTCATTCGGCGCCGCCTCCACTGACCCGACGTGGGGTACGAACCTCACCGCGCTCGCGCCGAGCAAGTGCAGCGCGACGGGCACGGCCATCGTCGGCAACGGCGTGACGTGCACTCTGTCCTCGACGTGGACCCAATTCTCGGGCGTGTTCACCGTCCCGACCGGGTTCAAGTGCCTCATCCCCGCCATCTGGACGGACGACCGCCCGGCCGCGAACGACATCATCTTCCTCTCCGAGTGCCTCTTCAACGAGGGCGAGGATGAGCGCGTCTACATCCCGCGGCAGCCGGGCCTCGAAATGCCCCTGCTCCAGCGGTACTACCAGAAGTCGTTCGACACCGCCGTCGCGCCCGCCCAGTCCGCCGGGAACAGCGGCAAGGAGGCGTTCCTCGCGAACGTCGCGTCCGGGTCGATCACCAGTCCCCTCATCCGGTTCGTCGTCCCCCCGCGGACGTACCTGAACCTGTCGGCGGGTGGCGGTCGGACGACGCTCTACAACCCGGCGGCCGCGAACGCGCAGCTGCGGAACGAGCGGACCAGCACCGACTGCACTTCGACGGTCCTCACCTTCACCGGTGAGATCGGCTGGCACATCACCGCGACCCTCCCCGCCTCCAGCGCGATCGGCGACCTGCTCGTCATCCACTGGGACATCAGTTTCGAGATCACGGAGCTCTCCTAGACCATGTACGACAACCCCGGAAGCGAGAACCCGCCGGTCCAGGCGACCGAGAGCCAACCGCCGGCGGAGACGGTGCGCGCGCGCTACGAGCGCCTCGCCCAGATCCGGGAACCGTACCTGCGCCGCGCGCGCCTGTGCTCGAAGCTCACGATCCCGAGCCTCGTCGTCGACGCCGGGTACAACTTCGCGACTGACCTCCCCACGCCGTTCCAGGCGATGGGCGCCTTCGGCGTGAACAGCCTCGCCGCGAAGCTGACCATGACGGTCATGCCGCCGAACGCGCCGTTCTTCCAGTTCAAGGTCGAGCCGTACGTGCTCGAACAGCTGACCGGCGTGCGGATGCCGGGCGACAAGAACGACGCCCGCCAGCAAGTCGAGCAGAACCTGGTGAAGGCGTCCGAGGCGATCCTCACCGAGCTCGAAACGACCGGCTTCCGCGTGTCTCTCTACGAAGGGATGCGCCACCTCGTCGTCGCCGGGAACGCCCTGATCCAGTACGGCGTCAACGCGACGCGCGTGTTCCACATCGACCAGTACGTCGTCCGCCGGCAGCACTCGACCGGCCGCGTCCTGGAGATCATCACGCACGAGCGCCTGTGCGAGGGCGACGTCCCGCCGGAGCTCCGTGACCTCAAGGGGTCGAGCGACGGCATCGAGGCCACCGGGTCCAGCGACCCGTACTACGACCTGTACACCTGCTCCGAGTACACGCCCAAGTTCGACGACAAGAACGCGGAGATCCCGGACGGCGGGACCTGGTGCACCTACCAGGAGCTCGAAGGGTGCGAGGTCCCCAACTCCCGCGAGGAGGGGATCCGGCCGGACGAGTTCGAGTACATCGCCCTGCGCGTGTCCGTGAACAGCGGCCAGGACTACAGCGACAGCTACGTGCACGAGTACATCGGGGACCTCATGTCCCTCGAAGGGCTCGCGCAGTCGATCGTCGAGGGCGCGGCCGCCAGCGCGCGCGTCATCCCGCTCGTCGACCCCGCGGGCCTCACGAACATCAACGAGATCAGCGGCGCCGCGAACGGCCAGTGGATGCCGGGCCGCGCCGTGGACGTCACGTTCGCGCAGGTCCAGAAGTTCAGCGACTTCCAGGTCGCCGGCTCGTCCGCGAAGACCTACGAGTCCCGCCTGGCCCAGGCGTTCCAGATGTCGTCGAGCGTCCAGCGGCAGGCCGAGCGCGTCACGGCGGAGGAGATCCGCTTCATGGCCCAGGAGCTCGAAGAGGGCCTCGGCGGGGTCTACACCCTGTCGTCGAAGGAGCTCCAGCTTCCGCTCATCCGCCTCGTCACGCGCCGGATGCGCGTCCAGAAGCGCCTGCCCCCGATCCCCGAGGAGATCGTCAAGCCGTCCATCGTGACGGGCATCGACGCCCTCGGACGCGGGAACGACCTCGGCCGCCTGACCCAGGCGTTCGCCGGCCTGAACACCGTGTTTCCGAACGCGGCCGCGTCCTACTGCGACGGCCTCGAAGTCACGCTCCGCTACCTCACCGCGGCCGGCATCCGCACCGAGGGGCTCGTCAAGACGAAGGAGCAACTCCAGCAAGAACAGCAGGCGGCCCAGCAGCGCGAAATGATGCAGAACGTCGCCGGGCCCGCCGCCACCCAGATCGGCTCCGCTCTGCGCGAGCGCGTCGCCGCCCAGGCCGAGCAGCAGCAACCCGCCCAAGGAGGGCAGTAACCCATGTCCGAGTCCATCGTCGTCTCTTCCCCGATCACCCCCGTCGCGGCCCCGGCCGCCCCGGTCGCCGAGACTCCGCCGGCCGCGCCCGCCCCCGAGGGCCAGCCGGCCCCGGAAGCCCAGGCGCCCGTCGGGGCCCCGAAGTCCTTGGAGCTCACGAAGCCGGCCGAACGGCCCTCGTGGCTCCCGCCGGAGTACAAGACTCCGGAGGACTTCCGCAAGGCCCACGACGACCTGCGGGCGAAGATGTCCGGCAAGGAGGGCGACAAGACCCTCGTGTCCGAGCAGGACCTCCAGGGCTACATGCAGGAGGTCGTCGGCACCGGCGCCCTGTCCGACACGAGCCGGCGCGCGCTCCGCGCGAAGGGTTTCACGGACGGCCTGATCGACCAGCACGTCGCCGGGCTCCAGGCGATCCGCGAGGGGCACATGAACCGCTTCATGACCCTCGCCGGCGGGGCCGAGAAGTACAAGGCCATGAGCGAGTGGGCCGGGTCGTCCCTGTCCGCCGCCGAGCAGTCCAGCTACAACGCGGCCGTGAACAGCGGCAACCCGGAGATCGTCGCGATGGCGGTCCAGGGCCTCCGCGCCCGGTACGAGCTCGCCGGCGCCGGCGCCCCCGCGCCGACCGAGCGGGCCCCCGTGACCCGCCTGTCCGGCGGGGCCCCCTCGGGCGCCGTGGGCGTGAAGATGTTCGCGACGATGCAGGAGCAGGTCAAGGCCCAGAGCGACCCGCGGTACGCGAGCGACCCGAACTACCGCGCGACCGTCGAGCGCATGATCGACGCCAGCATCAAGGCGGGGAAGTACTAGCCGTGCGCTCCGCCCTCCTCAAGGCCGTCCTGATCGGGGCGGGGTCCGGAGTCCTCATCGCCGCCATGACGTCGTGCGCCGTCCTCCAGACGATGGCCCAGAACGTCGAGCGGCTCCTCGCGGGCGCGGTCCTCGGCGCCCTCATGTTCCTCGTCCCCATCGGCGCCCTCGGGTCCCTGGCGCTCGCCGGGTTCTCCGGGGGTCTCGTGTGGCTCCTCTCCACCCCGGCCGTCCGCGTCGTGAACGACAAGGGCGGCCCGATCGCCCCCGGC